CGCCGCAACGTACGACGCAACGATAGCCGCAACGTACGCCGCAACGATAGACGCAACGGACGACGCAACGAGAGCCGCAACGTACGCCGCAACGAGAGACGCAACGAGAGCCGCAACGATAGACGCAACGAGAGACGCAACGTACGCCGCAACGTACGACGCAACGATAGCCGCAACGTACGCCGCAACGATAGACGCAAAAAAGAAAATCTTTGATAAAAATTCTTACTTTAAATTAGATGTTAAAGGCATGGTTAATTTATCAGTGAGTTTGAATGTTTCAGATTTTGGTATTAAATGTGCTGAGCTTGCATATAGATTTTATCAAGGTGGGAATTTTTGGTCTGGTTGGGTTTCAATGCTTAGTTTTTTTAGACATATAGCAAAGTTACCAATTGATTATTCAAAATTTGAACATTATGAAAAAGCTGCTATTCATGGTTCATTTAGATTTATCCATGAAGAATTTTGCATTATTTCAGACTTCCCTGTTAAGATTTTACAAGATGAGCAACATCGAGGACACTGCTTTGATGGACCTTATATTGAATGGGCTGATGGGACAGGAATTTATCAAATTCATGGCATGAATGTACCAGCTTGGATTTGCGAAACTAAGCGAGAAGACTTCACAAAAGAGATGATTTTAAGTTGTGAAAACGTAGACCATAGACGTTGTATTATTGAAAAATTAGGAATTACTCGTGCCATTGAGTTACTTGGTGCCGAAGTAGTTGATACTTATGATTCTCCAGTTGGCGGAAAGTACGAGCTTTTAATGATTGATTATACAAACACAGGAGTTAAAAGACCTTATCTTAAAATGTCTAACCCTAGCTTAAAAGGTGTATTTCATATCGAGGGAGTTGGACCAAATGTCAAAACAGCTAAAGAAGCTATCATGTTTAGAAACGGGCTAAAAACTTTTATCGAACCAAAGGTATTATCATAATGGAAAATTTAATATATCAACAAGGTGATGTTATTTTAAAATCAATCGGTACATTCGGCATATTTGAAAAGGAATATGCTGAAATCCCAGAAGACTCAAAAGAAATCCAAGGGAACTTACTTCTTAAGGGTACTACAAATTCTCATGCTTTATATGGCGGCGAGTTTGTTCTATCTGAAAAAGATGGGGTATTATTTCTTGATGTGATTGAGCCAACTATTTTAGATCACGTTAAAGATCATCGGGTTGAATCACCGGAACACGCTGAGCACCATGCACAGATTATTGATGTGGGTCAATATTTCTTGGCTCCTCTCATGGAGTACGACCATTTAAAAGAAGAGTCTCGCCGGGTGGTGGACTAATGAGTGAGGTTAAAATATGGCACATTACAAATATGCCAACAGAAGCAGGTAGCGAGTTTGTTTCTAAAAGAACTTACGACGCTAAGGTGCGAGAGCTTGATGCGAAATTGCAGTCGAAGCATGAAGAATATATTCACGCGCAAACTGTTTACAAAAAGTCGAGAGATGAGTGTGTTACCCTCAAAGCCCATAACGAGAAGCTTAAAACATCAATTGAACTTTCATTACGCGCTCACGACAAATACAAAAAGCATGGTCTTACTCATTACGAAGATTGCGCGTTTTTAGAGTATGAAGAAAACGAAAATGACTGTGACTGTGGAGTTTTTGAAGATCACATAATGATTTGTGACGCTGCTAAACTCGCCCGTCAGGTGCTTAAAGAGTTGGGATTAAAATGAAATCGAAGTTAGAAGAAAAGAAATTAGAGTTGGCAGAAATTCACGCTCATAGACCAATGACTGACATTGAAAAGGCTGCTGTTGAAGCAGAACAGGGCAGCTTTGCTAGAGTTAGAAAGCTACTTGTGATTTGCTATAAGGAAGCATTCGACGCAGCTACCGACATAGTTATCAAAGAGCTTGCGAGCGGTGGGGAGTATGAAAGACGGTGGGTTCAGCTTGCAGATGAGAATTGTATCGAGTCTGTTTATCCGTTTGACCCGTCTACAGTAGGCTTACCAAGCATTTATTCCGATGATTGTGAAGAAATTGACGATAGACAAGCAATTGAATTTATTGAATCCACAGCCCTATCCGCAGAGCGTGCGAAGCGGATTGAGGCAGAAGAACGTGCTGATATAGCCGAAAATGCTATGCTTGAAATTGAAAGACAAAATGTTGAGTTACATCGAAGAATTGCAGACGAACAAAGTGGCATTCAAGATCGAACTTTAGAAAAGCACCTAAGATGGGAACTCTCAGCCTGCGAATCAAGGCTTAAAGAAGCGGAAAAGGTGATAAGTGAAATAGAGAAAGTTGACAGCAACGATTACTTAAAAGGCTTAGACAAACCCACCGACTTCGCAATTCAACAGGCTAAAGGTTTTGCTATCGGTACAATTAAAAACCTATCCAGACAATACATGGAGAAAGTGAAATGATAAGAGTAGCTATTAACAAAAGAACTGCAAAGCTAGTTGAAGTAACCAGTTCATTTATGGGCGATGTTATCTGGTTAAAAGATTATGGTACCATAGACCCGAGAGCTTTAGCTATATACCCGCTTGTTATTTATTCAGACGATAAAAGATTTAATGATTATGAAATTTTAGGGGAGTTGTGAAATGAAAACAGATAAGCCGAGAGAGTTTTGGATAAGTTCTGATAATGGAGAAGCATGGGACGATAAGCCTAACGATTATGCAATTAAACAATTTGGTCCTTTTGCTCATGTTATAGAGTGTTTTGCCATCGAACAAAAAGTTGCGGAGATTACCTACGCTAAAAATGCGGAGATTGAGGATTTAAAAGCTGATTTCAAAAGAGTAGATAATATCAATAGGGAATTAAATAACAAACTCCTCTATCACGATAAAATCGTTGAGCACAATATCGACTTAAACATTAAGATAACTGGATTTGAAAGTGAAAACGCTACCCTCAAAGCCCAACTCAAAGAGCACGAAGACAAAGGACTTACTATCTATGGACGCAAGATCGAAGTCCTGCGAGGAACTATTGACACTTTGGAAGCTGAAAACGCCACTCTGAAAGCTCAGTTGGAGAAGTGTAAGCAGCAGAGAGACAATTTAATAATGGTCCGAAGATACAAGCATAAAGATAATGAGTTAATGATCGAGAATTGCAACGCCGAACTCGCCCAACTACAAAAGGACGGAGAATGAAAAGCACACGAAAACCAATAACAGATTGGGAGCTAGGTAACGATATACTATTTAAAATTTTAGACAATTGCGGAGAACTAATTAAAGAATGTGAGCTAAAGAAAAGGCAAGACTTAGTTGATTATTTTCAAAGTATTTATGACAAAACCATTCCGATTTATCGGGAACTATCGGGAAATGAGGCATTAAAATGAATGAACGTAGAGCACTTAAACCAGACGCACAGGCGTTTGACGAAATTAGAATTAAAACAATTCCGAGATTTAAGGATAGTTATTTGTCGGGATCAGAGTGGCGCATTCATGCTGAGACTGAGTTTTACCGAAAAGGTAAACTAATAAAATCTATAGGATGTTCTAATATTGAAAATGCTTGTTATCTTGTTGGAGCTAAGCACATGGAAGCTTGTGATAACGCCTATGGATTTTTCGCAGGTGAGGGAAATATTTGCGATCAGGAAGGCTGCTGTGAAATAGCTAAATATAAAATGAATAAAAAATTTGATTATTGTAGTGATGGCCATAAATCAGAGAACCCATCAGACGCATATAGATTATTTTGCGAGCAACATAAGACAAGAGGCGATAGTGGTTATGATGATGCCGATTCTAACTATATCATTGAGGAGTTAAAATGATGATAGCACTATATTACCTAAGCTGGTTTATAGGAGCAGGGAGTTTGGTTGTTTTTGGTCCTGTGACTGTGTTGTGTTTGATGGAGGGGTTATGATCTTAAAAAAAGACCTATTCAAAAGACCATTTAAAATATCAGATGAACACGAAGCTAATGTCGAGCAGCTACTTATCAATGTTAATAAGCTCATGCTTATATACGGACATGATTTTACTGTAACTTCTGGATATAGAACATTACCGGAACATTTAGCCATTTATAAAGCCAAGGGTATAACAGATCAGTCTAAAATACCGATGAAGTCTTTGCACCTAAGCGGTCAAGCTGTGGACGTTGTTCCTCATGGATTGCGAGTTAGTGATTTACAAAGCTATATAAAAGATCATATCAGAGTGTGCGAAGAAATCGGACTTTGGTTTGAAGATTTCAAATACACACCGACATGGGTTCATATTCAGATAGTACCGCCAAAGTCGGGTAATAGGTTCTTTGTACCGTGAAAAATTCATGCAATAATGACAGAAATGGCGAAAAGAATGAGACATAATAAGATACTCCATCAGGATTTCAAAAAAGAATTTCAAGTAGGTGATGTTGTCGAGGCTCATTCAACTGATAAGCTTTATTACATTACAGCTATCGGAAAGAAACGATGGTTAGGAATGGATAGACGAGGCGTAGAGGCAGTTAGAACTATAATCGGAACTAATGAATGGCGAAAGCCTGACAACGCAAGAAAAGAAGCGTTTGTTGCTTTTATGAAATCGAGTTATTTATGATCTTCGAAAACGGATACCCAAGAGTAAATGGATCGAGTGATTTTGAGGACAGCTCACACTTAGCTGGCATATTGGCCATAACTAATTACGAAAACACTGCTGATTGTAGAAGGTATATAAAGACTGAGTATGGTGTACTTCAAAAGCATACATATGTACGCTGTGAGAATACAAAATATGATTTCAGTCGAGATCAATTTATACTTTTAGCCGCTGGACTTATCAAACAAGGTTATGGTGATTTAGTTGATTTAGATTACGTCACAGGCCGCGATATTATGCCGCCAAGTGTTCGAGGTGTTGCAAGAATCGCAACAGGTAAAAAAGCGTGGTGGTTCCAAGGGTTATGGCTCAAAGCTGAAATCCTATGGCACTCATACGTTCAGCCTTTAGAAGAATCGAATCAGATTATAGCTTTATGCTCTGTCTATGGTGATGAGTATTTAAAGCTTTGGACGAAGCATAACAAGCTTTGGAAGTGGTCTATCTATCGCTATTGGAGCCAGCTCGATGGGTCTTGGCGAGATGAGAAAGAATTATCTGAACACGTTATTAAATATGTTGAGAATAAGATATGATTTCAATGTGGCATAAGAAAGATATGCGTGAAGGTAGATGCGGAAGAGGTAGGGCTGAGATAAATCAAGGACCTGACAAGTATTGCCCTAAGTGCAAGAACGTTAAACCAAGATCGAAGTTTCAAACTGATAGATCAAGAACAGATCAACTCTGTGGGTATTGTTCAGATTGCAATACTAAGAGATCGAAAGCATATCAGATGAAACTAAAAGATGATCTTACACGTATATACTAGACCTAGCCTGTTAGAATTTTGACATAATATCAGTCTGGCACAATAATATGGTTAATGAACAAACCACTCCGCATTGTTCTTTTAATTCCTGATACTCATCGACCATATCACGACCGCAAAGCGTACTCTCTAATGATCAGATCATTCCAAGATGTAGTTAAGAAGTATTATCTGATAGCTGAATTTGAAATAGTTATCTTAGGTGACTATGGTGATTTCTACTCAACATCAGGGCATGAGAAACACCCGATGATTCAACAGAATTTAGTCGCAGAAGTAGAAGATGTAATTGCCGGGCTTGATGAGTTAGACACTTTATTCCCATTTGCGAAGAAAGTTTTCATCGAGGGCAATCACGAATACAGACTTGAAAGATACCTCATTAACAAAGCACCGGCACTTTTTGGAATTACTTCAACAGAACATATACTTCGAATCAATCAGCGTTCTAATTGGCAATTCATACATTATGGGCCTAATCAATCGTATAACGTGGGCGGTAGCGTTCTAAGAGCAAGACATGAGCCTCTGGCATCATCAGCCAAAGCAACAGCATCTAAGGCTATTTGCTCGCTTGTATATGGTCACATTCACCGCTTAGAAGAGTCTCACGTTGTGGGTCTCGATGGTACTAATCATGTTTGCTTTTCAGTGGGTTGGTTAGGTGATAAACGAAATGACCGCATCTTTGGTTATGTTAAAGGCCATCATCAGTGGCAATTGGGATTTGGACTTATCTTTGTCGATACGTCTACTAATTACTTTTACCACGAGAAAGTACACATATTAGATAACTATTCATGCATGGCTGCTGGCAAGGTTTATAAGGAATGAACAACAAAGAGTTTGAAGGATTATTAGTTGTGTGTTGGTTGTTAGTAGCATTTACGCTTGTTTATATTTATGAAGATCAAACAAAGGAGTAATCATGGAATTCTTAGATCAAGTTCAACTACTTTTTTTCTTATTCTCGGCTTTATATTATTATCTATTGCTACCTGTATTCTTATATTATGCAGCCATCAAGTTAATAAGAGAATGGAAAAGCAAAGGCGTTCAATTAAAACACAAGAAGAGATAAACAGATGGGCGGTTTCAAGCGTGGACAATTTGAAATCGTAATATCTCCAGACGATACTGTCGATTTACACGACATATCAGATCCACAAGTTTATGCTCAAATTAAAATCATGGTACAACATCTAGTCAAATCAGGCACTGTTGCTGATGTCGGACTAGCATATATAGCGGCTGCAATTACTTTCATCATGGATCGTCAATTACTCATTGGAGAATATGATCCAGACGTTGATTTATTTCATTGACCCAAGTCCTACAATTCCACAACATGGGTATATAACGAACAAACAATCAGAGGAAAGATGTCAGAGAAATCCATTCTCAATAAATTACAGCTATATGCATCATCTCTCGGTCATAGATTATTTCGCAACAACTCCGGTGCTGCGTGGGCTGGCAAAGCGATTCAGCTTGCAAATGGTGACGTACTAGTTAAACAAGCAAGACTTGTCAAATACGGTATTGGCACTGGATCAGGTGATTTGATAGGTGGCACTGTAATCAACATAACTTCTGATATGGTTGGACGTAATATATTGGTATTTACCAATTACGAAGTTAAAGCTAACCGAACACCTATAACTAAAGAACAACAAGCATTCCATGAAGCTATTACCAAATTGGGTGGTATTAGCGTCATTGACAGATTTAAAGATACTGATATTGGGGAGAACACATATGTCGAAAGCATCAATCAATTTCGAGCTGCTAGCTTCGGAGTTAAATAACTATATTACTTCATTCGTTCCGCGTTGGATATCTGGCGGCGAGCAGAAGGGAAACGAGTATCACGCAGCATCTATCTATGGTGGCAAAGGTGATTCGTTCCGTATTAACTTATCAACCGGCAAGTGGTCTGATTTTGCTAACGATGATCACAAAGGACATAATCTTATTCAGCTTTATGCAGCAATTAATAATGTAAAACCATCATTTGCCGCCGCAACTCTAGCTGAGATGATAGGATTTCAGTCAACTCACCCTGATAACTTATCTGACAAGCTGCCTAATATGATTTCGTCTAAGCATGGTAAGCCTACTAAACACTGGATTTATAGGTCTAAGCGAGGATTTCCATGCGCTTTAGTTGTTAGGTATGATCCGCCACAGGAGCGAAAGCAATTCACTCAATGGCATTTCTCGCAAACTGAGCAGAAATGGATTCCAAAGGCTCACCCTGATTTAAGGCCATTATATCAACTAGATAAGCTTGATCGTAATCCTTCGCTGCCTGTTGTTGTGTGTGAGGGCGAGAAAGCCGCAGATGCTTGTCAATCATTATACGGAGATACAGCGATTGCTACGTGCTGGTTAGGTGGATCTCAGGCCTTATCTAAAACAGACTTCTCACCTTTATATGGCAGGTCTGTAACATTGTGGCCAGACAATGATGAAGCCGGTATAATGGCCATGACTAAACTTTCAAAGCTTATTGTTTTAAGGGTTTCAAGTCTTTTTTGCATCAATCCAGACAAACAAGACCCTGAGAAATTCGATGCTGATGATCTTCTTTTGAAGGCTCCATCAATACACGAGTTCTCGACATACTTATCAACACGAACTAAAGTTATTAAAGCCATCTCATCAGCGTCTTCCCCTGCGGTCGTCTCCCCGACTAATAATGAAGACTCCCAAACTGGTGAGATGGCTCCTATTCATGGCATAGCTGAGCCATATTCCGAAGATGATCAAGAACTAGCTATCTTAAACGATTCAAGAGTCATGGTTAAGTGGGAGAAACTAGGGCTTATGATGAAGTCAGAAACAAAGGTTTATCAGAACGAAACAAACGTCATTAAGATACTACAACAAACGCCTAAGTTTAAGGCATCAGTATATTATGACGATTTTTTTAAGTCATATATGTCAACATTTGGATCAACCAAGCCAGAATCGTTCTCTGATATTACGTTTACGCGCTTTAAATTAGCCGTACAAAGCGAATATGGCATGGGGGATATCAGTACTGCCACTATCAAAGAAGCTCTGCGCTATTACGCTTCTGGCGTTATTAGGAACGAAGTATCAGACTATCTAAAAACACTTAAATGGGATGGACAACCGAGAATCGAAAGCTTTATGAATCTGATATATGGAGCTGATAACTCGCCATACAACTCAGCCGTATCACGAATATTTTGGTTATCATTAGCGGCTAGGATATTAGACCCGGGTTGCAAAGCCGATATCATGGTTATATTAGAGGGTGGGCAGGGCATACAGAAATCTAGCTCATTAGAAGAAATAGGCTCACTATTGGGCCGAGATTTCTACTCAGTAGCCGGCAAAAAGCTTGATAACAAAGACTTTTACATTGGCTTACAAGGTAAATTCATCGTCGAGATGGGTGAAATCAACGCAATCCTTAAGAACTCAGACGAAGATATCAAAGAAATGCTGTCTACCAGAATTGATAACTATCGAATCCCATACGCCACAGAATCAACTCCTAATTCAAGGACCAATATATTCGTAGGTACAACGAATCAGGAGAACTATCTAAGAGACGAAACAGGCTCACGTAGGTTTTTACCAGTTAAATGTTCAGAGGTTAATATGGACCTATTGCGCGACAATAAGCTCCAATTCTTTGCCGAAGCTGTGCACAGAAAACTATCGGGTGAAGATCATTGGGAGTTCCCAAAGGATTTGGCTAAGATTGAAACAGAAAAAAGAATGGAAATAGAAGATCCTTGGTTTGATTATGTAGAAGAATTCTGTTCGGGACTTAAGAACGTACGAACAATTGATGTTATGTATCATTTACAACTTGAGCCAAAAAGACAAGAAAGAAAAGAAGCCAACAGAATTGCTAAAATTTTAAAAAAACTTAAGTATGAAGTTGTTAAAAAAAGAGTAAATGGAGAGCCAACTTGGATATTCGAAAACAACAATATCAACTCAAATAATACATCTTGGGAAAAAGTTGATAAGATTAAAAAAGAAGCAAATTATGGCCTATTTAGACAATCTTAAAAGTGACAATTTGCGCGAGCGTTCCATAAGAAATGATGGAACTTTTAAATTCTTATGGAACGACTTAAGTTATTGTAATTCATTGAATATATTAAAAGTGTTCCGTTGTTCCATAATATATTGTATAAGTATATTGTTATATATATATATGAATTTACATATAATTTACATATACATTTACATAAAATATAGGAAGGTCTTTAAAACGCTATTTCTTATGGAACGTTACGGAACATTTTAATATTACTTAATGAAAACAATAACTTAACCGTTCCATAAGGCTTATGGAACACTAAACAATTTAGTATTTGCTTCAAATAGCTTTAAAATTAAGCAAAATGCACATAAATAAAAAAAGGCAGACCTACTAAAATCTGCCTTAACGCCTTTTATTTAACTGATATATAAATAATTATTTTTTAGCTGTTTTTGTTTTTTTCTTAACTTTCTTCTTTGCCATTTTACTCCCTTTCTTTGCTGTTGATAGCGCGATTGCTACCGCTTGTTTTTGTGGTCTGCCGGAACTAACCAGCTCTTTTATGTTGCTTGATATTGTGGCACGACTCATGCCTTTCTTGATCGGCATTAGAACGGCACATCTTCGGATTGACCAAAATCTGATACTGGACCAGAATCCTGAGTTTGCTGTACTTTGCTTAAGAACTGAACAGTGTTTGCAATAATAGATGTGCTGTATTTTGTAACGCCATCTTTCTCGTACTTATCGGTTTGAAGCTTACCCTCAATATAAACCGATGAGCCTTTCTTAAGATACTGAGAGCATATGTCTGCAAGCTTACCAAACGTCACCACATTGGACCATTCGGTACGGCTTTGATCATTACCTTCTTTATCCTTCCACTTCTCACTGGTAGCCACTGAGAACTTTACAGCTGGTCCAGATCTTTCTGGGTCTTTACCTAAATTGCCTACTAATATAACTTTGTTTACTGATGCCATTATAATATCTCCGATTGTTGTTGTGTTGTTTGTGTATCTTGTTTGCGCATATCTAAAATAGCCTCTCTCCATATTAACCTGATACGCTCTTGCATAGCCGGTGGTGCATTAGCTAGCCGCTTATTCATCTCAGCGAAACTATCTAGCAAACCCATGTCTGCTGCTGATTCATGGTCTAGTTTGCGTTCGAGCATCTTCTCGAGCACTTCAACATTAGACTCCGATCGTATGACAACTTCATACTTCTCAGGGTTTCGGCGAATCAATCTCCGCGCAAACCTATTTAACTTACCTAACATTCTATCCTTCTTTCTTTGAGCCACTCGGCCCAATGTTAAATTCAATGGCTGATATGTCTACGATCTGTAAACGTCTACCAATCTCATTGATAATCTCTCTTATTCTTAAATTACTCGACTTTGTTCTTGACTCGCTACAAAGGAATTGCAGCTCGGCGTGGAGTTTAGCCAACTCCTCAAGGTGATACTTTATTGATTTCATATAATGTAAGACAAACACAGATAGAATGTGCTGTCAATTATGGTTGATAATCCGAGACTATACGCTAGCATTTAATTATGTCTGATATAGTTCCAATTGCTAAATTAAAATCATTTGAGTTGGTTAAGTCCAATCCTGACATGATCATAGACCACATAGCAAATGGTGGAAGCCTTACAAACCTAGCAAAGATGATTAAGTGCGATTACTCCGAGATAATGAAACTTATCAGATCAGATGAATCACTACATAAAAGATACATGGCGGCTTTAGAAGATCGAAAAGAATGGGCTAAGGAGCGCATCTTCGAAGAACTTAAGTATATGTCTGCATACAACATTCAAGATGCGGTTAGACCAGATGGAACGCTTAAAACTATTCAAGAATTACCGGAAGACTTAGCCAGATCAATCAAAGAGGTTGATGCTGATGGCGGTCTTAAATTCTCTGATAAGCTTAAAGCATTAGATCAAAAACAAAAGCTTCTTGGAATATCGACAGAGAAAATTGAAATAACAGGCAAATTAACATTAGAAGATTTAATAAAACAATCAATGAAAGAGGAAGAAGATGTCAATAAAACAACGAGCATTTGATGCTGGTGGGTCTTTATCAATAAAGCTAAGTCTTACAACAACTGCCGCAACTGGACTAGCAGTCGTTAGAACAATGCAAGGTAATGCTGATGGACAAGTTAGAATAGCCAATGCTGGATCATCAGCTTGCTTCTATTCGTACAGCGTAGTTGATGCAGCAACAGCGCAAGCAAATGCAGTATTGCCAACAGGCGCAGGAGCCAACTCTAAGGCGTGTTATTACTTACCTGCTGGCGCAGTAGAAGTTATATCGGTCCCTAGTGTTGCTACGATATATTTCTCAGGCATTACAATTGCCGGTACTTGCGACTTATACATCTGCTCAGGTAGTGGTTTATGATTAAAACAGGAGGTCCAGTAGATGCGTCAAGTATGCAGCAATTGCTGTTTGTTGGGCGATCTTTAAATATGACATTAACGACAGATCAGGCGCTATCAAAGATGGCCGCTGGTACAAACTACGTGGTAACTAAAGTTGTTGCAGTTAGAAAGACTGGTGCATTTGGAACTGCGTGTGCTGGTGGTGTTTATACAACAACATCAAAAGGTGGCTCTGCATTAGTAGCTGCTGGCCAGTCTTATGCAAACTTAACTGGTGCTGGCAAGATAGTTGATGCAACTGTAGCAGCAGTTAATGGAACAGATGCACAATCTGCTGCAACATTATATCTAAGTTTAACAACAGGGAATACAGGGGCATTAACTGCTGATGTATTCGTATATGGGACAATAATTGACTAATGGCTGGACAAAATACAGCGAATAATAAAACAGATGGTTATTCGATAACTGGTACAACATCAGGAGATAAAAGAGGTCTTGATGTTGCTATCGTTGCCGGGTCATTAACTATTGATACGTCTGCATTAGCTACAGAGGCAACATTAGCAGAGGTGGCTGTATCTGCTGATAATATAGACGTAACCGCTCAGAATATTGCAAATACACAAACCGATGGAAACCAAAAATCTATTGTTCGAGGTGGATCTAAGGGTGCAACATCTGCTGCCGATGTAACAAGTACTGCTTCTGGTGCTAATCACCAACCTTTAGATGTTGCAATTTATGATGCATCTGGGAATCAGATAACTAGTTTTGGCGGTGGTACTCAATATGCCGATGGTTCGGCGAGAGGTGCAGCTACAGGCACACTGTTAATGGTTGACGATGGAACAAATATTCAGTCTGCATTAGGGACTACAGCTGGTGTATTGAAAGTTGATCTAAGCGCAACTACAGCAAATGCTACAGCAATTAAAGTAGATAACTCTGCTGTTACTCAACCCATTAGCGGATCAGTTACAGTCACCCAATCCACTGGTACAAATTTACATACTGTTATTGACTCTGGTACTGTAACAAATTTATCACAACTTGGTGGTTCTGCTATTGCAATGAATACTGGCGTTCGTTCTGCTGGTACTCAACGAGTAACTATTGCCACAGATGATGTTGTTCCTGCATCTCAATCTGGTACTTGGAATATAACTAACGTATCTGGTACTGTATCACTACCAACAGGAGCCGCTACATCTGCAAACCAATCATCTGAACTAACTTTGATAGGTGCTGTTACCGAGACAGCCCCGGCAAATGATACTGCATCGTCTGGTCTAAATGGAAGATTGCAGCGAATAGCTCAGAGAATTACGAGTTTAATAGCTCAAATACCTGCTGTTCTTGGCCAGACTACTATGGCTAATAGTATGTCTGTAGTTATAGCATCGAATCAGTCTGCTGTTCCTATATCTCAAGCGGCTGTGCTTACATCAGGAAATATTACTACTCAGAACTTAGTTCCTGCTGGTACGGCTACTGCTGGATCTGCGGTTGAAGCAACAATCACAACTCAAGGTATGGCAACAGTTCAAGTAACTGGTACATATACAGGTGCATTATCTTTACAATATACTATAGATGGATCTACTTGGGTTACTCATGCAACGGGTAATGATGCTGCATTCTTTAACGTAAACGCCGGTACATTCGCATTTACCATAGCCTCAGCCACAACTGGAATATTCCGAATTCCTACTGCTGGTGCAGTTAAGGTTCGTATTACTGCTTTAGCTGCTGTAACTGGTACTGCTGTTGTAACTATCAATGCAGCTCAGGCAGCAATTCCTGCTCCGTCTAGTCAAAATATAAATCAAAACTTAGTTGGTGGTGCAACAATAACTGTCAATAACGGAGTTGCTGGATCTGGTACTCAAAGAGTTGTTATTGCTTCTGATCAAACAGCTTATTCTGTAAATGCGACACTAGGAACTGAGACTACTAAAGTTATAGGAGTTATAGGTCACGTTCCAAGCGCAGTATCTACGAATGGATTATCAAGTGCCGCATCAACTGCTGCCGCTACTAACTTGGTGGTTAAGGCTTCTGCTGGTAGACTATATACACTTACTGGATATAATGGTCGGACATCTTCTCAGTTTATTCAGATTCACAATACAACGTCATTACCTGTTGATACGGCTGTGCCAATCTACAGCTTCATAGTTCCTGCTCAATCTAATTTCTCGCTTGATTATGGAGTTTATGGAAGGGTTTATGGAACAGGTATAACAGTTTGTAATTCATCAACACAAGCAACCAAGACAGTCGGATCTGCTGATTGCTGGTTCAATGCGGAGTATTTATAATGGGTCTATATGTACCAAATCCTTACGTTCAAAAAAATATTCTTACTTGCACATCTGGGACAAAAACTCCATCTGCAACAAACAATTACCATTCTCTAACAACAAACTCTGTAACAATAACTCCGGGAACATGGGAGCTTACAGGATATGCAAGCTTCTCATTTAGTGGATCTGCGCTTTATACTGATGTTGGTGTAGGTTTTTATGGAACTAATGGAGCAGATACGTCATCGGCTCCAACAACTGCGTTATCTGGTATTGCTAATTTAACTGTTGATTCTGCTGTTACTGGAAACAATACAACATATTTAAATACAGCAAGTACGTTTGCCGCAATCACAATACCTTGTGTAACAACATGGGTTAGTTGTACGGCCGATTCAACAATATATATAGTTACATACGCTCTAATGACTACAGCGGCAAACTCTCGAATAACTGCAAGAATGTCAGTAAAGAAAATATATTAAATGAAAGACATAGCTTCTCGAATGACTATATGGAGAAAGGACCCGGTAAAATTTGTTACCGATGTTTTCGATATAGTACCTGATGAGTGGCAAAAAGATGCGCTGATAGCTATATCAAAGAATCAACGTGTTGCCATGAAAGCATCTAAAGGTGTTGGTAAGACTGCGATTCTAGCCATGTCTTCTTGGTGGTTTTTGACCACAAGACTTGACGCAAAGGTTATTGCGACTTCAATTAGTTGGGATAATTTATCAGACGGATTATGGGCTGAGATGAGTAAGTTTCAGCAAAAATCTGAATTCCTTAAAGAACAATTTACTTGGACTAAGACTAGAATTCAAAGCAACGATAAGCCAGAGACTTGGTTTATGTCAGCACGTACTTGGTCAAAGTCGTCAAGTTCAGATCAGCAGGCTAATACATTAGCTGGACTTCATGCTGATAATATTATGTTCGTATTAGATGAGTCTGGTGGCATTCCAAGTGCTGTTATGGCTGCTGCTGATGCGGCGTTAGCGAATGATATTAGGAACGATACAGATGCAAAGATTATCCAAGCTGGTAATCCTACACACTTATCTGGGCCATTGTATGAGGCGAGCACTAGAGATCGAGCTATGTGGCACGTTATCGAGATTAGTTCTGATCCTGACAATCCTAAACGATCTCCGCGTGTATCTATTGAATGGTCTAAACAACAGATTGAAAAGTACGGACGAGATAACCCTTGGGTATTGGTTAACGTATTTGGAGAGTTCCCACCAGCTTCTTTAAATTCATTGTTTGGATATGAAAAAGTTAGAGCTGCTATGCATAGAACAATACCAACTGAGAACTTTAATTACTCCCAAAAGCGTATTGGAGTTGACGTTGCAAGACAAGGTGATGATTCAACTGTTCTATTCCCGAGGCAGGGACTTATGGCATTTCATCCTGTAGTTATGCGTAATGCGAAGAACACAGATGTTGCATCTCGCGTGATAATGGCAAAGAACAAGTGGAATTCAGAGGTTGAATACGTTGATGGTACTGGTGGTTTTGGTGGTGGCGTAATAGATATTATGTTGCAACGAGGACATAGCCCACAGGAAATACACTTCTCAAGTAAAGCTACTGATCCAAGATACGCAAACAAAAGAGCTGAGATGTATTTCAGAGCTGCCGAGTGGATTGATCGCGGTGGTTGCTTACCAAAAGATGATGATTTACTTCGAGAGTTGCCGGTTATTGAGTACACGTTTGATAATAAAGGTAGGCTGCTTATTGAGCCAAAGGACGAGATTAAACTTAAGTTATCAGGAGCAAGTCCTGACAAATCAGATGCTTTCGTATTGACGTTTGCAGATGTTGAAATGGCTTCGAATTTAGGTGAAATTGGAGTAATCAATAGACTTGCTGCAAACGAGCACAAGAGTAAGAATGTTGGTGAGTATGATCCATTGGACCCAAGTCGATTATGATTGCTTTACCGACGCTATTAGATAGCATTTATTTAAAGGCACAAGCTAGCAAATCAGTTCTGATGTTCCAAAATTTAGTGCCAAGGTGGGTTGGGTGGGTATAGTTCTTAGAGATGCCGTTGTTTCAGATATAGATTGGATACTCGTAGAATTGAAGCAGTTTGCTGAGTTCTATGCATCTAGCCATAGTTTGTTCTCTGATGACGATGGATATAATAGAACTGTTCTAAAACAATTGATTGAGGGGCATTACTTCATAGTTTCAGAGAACGATGGTATCGTGTCTGGGTTTATTGCTGGCATGATATCGAAGCATTTGTTTAATCCAAAGATTAGCACAATTACGGAATTGTTTTGGTGGGTTAAGCCAGAATATAGAAGATCTGGTGCCGGTGGTTTGTTACTTCAAGAGTTTACTGAGTTTGGAAAACAATTTACATGGGTTATTATGACGTTAGAAAACGACTCGCCTGTTAAGCCTGCGTCCATTGTGAAGATGGGATACAAGTTTAAAGAGCAGAGTTTTATTAAGGAGAATATATAATGGCTGCGGCATTAGCTGGACCACTTAGTTTGTTATCTGAGAGCTTGAGACGTGCTGGAGAGTTTGCTATGGCTCCAGAAGAACAACGTCAAAAAGATGATTTAAAGAAAAAAGAAGATGCTGTATTGGCTGAACAAAAGCGTCAGCAAGATGAGCTTGCAGGAATTAAAGCTGCAAAAGAAACCAAAGACGCTCAAGACGCTATGATTGCAGATAAAAAGAAACTAGCATCTGAAAACTCAGGAAGATCTAGCACATTGTTGGGTGTGTTAAATCCAGCAACTAGCGTAGCTCCAACTAAAATTAAAACACTTCTAGGAGAATAGATGCAGCAATCAAAGCGTGAAAAAATAGATTTGCAAGTTGCACAAATGGAGACTGAGAGATCTAGCTTCATATCTCATTGGAGAGATGTTGCTAAATTCACATCACCTAGAACTGAAAGAATAGACTCATTTGATGTAAATCAGGGTGAAAAAAGAAATCAAAACATCATTGATGGTTCTGCTGTATTGGCGCTTAGAACTCTTGGTGCTGGCATGATGAGCGGCATTACAAGTCCAGCAAGACCTTGGTTTCGATTAACTACTCCTGATCCAATGCTATCAGAAATTGAATCAGTTAAGTATTGGTTAGACGATACAGCGAACAGAATGAGATCTGTATATTTAAGATCTAATCTGTATAAGGTTTTACCTATTACATATAAAGGGATTGGCAGTTATGCAACTAATGCGTTCTTGGTTGAAGAGGACGAAAGAGAAGTTGTTAGGTTTGTTCCATTTCTTATTGGCAGTTATTCTATTGCCCAGAATGAGAAAATGGTTGTTGATGTATGGCATCGAAAATTCAGAATGACAGCTAGACAGATCGTTCAGAAGTTTGGAATGGTTGCAGATAGTCCTAAGTCAATCAATTGGGACAATATCTCAGTTGAGGTTAAGCAAGCATGGGATAACAACAACAAAGAGACATGGTTTGATATTGGTCACATTATCCAACCTAATGAGGATTATATTGTTGGCAATCCTCTTGCTAAGTATAAGAAATATTCATCTACATATTACGAGTATGGTTCACAAGGCTCGACAGGTAGAGATAAGTTCTTATTAGAAGATGGATATGACTACTTCCCGGTATTAGTTCCAAGATGGGAAGTTAACGGAGAGGATAGTTGGGGCACTAACTGCCCAGCTATGGAAGCGTTAGGAGATAACCAGCAGCTTCAAACTGGCGAGAAGAGATCTCTACAGGCTATTGAGAAGATGATTAACCCACCAATGATAGCACCTACATCTATGCAGAATAAGCGTATTAGCGCGATTGCAGGAGATATTACATACTCTGATATCAGAGAAGGGCAGTCAGGGATTAGATCTATATATGATATCAAGTTTGACATAAATCAACTTGAACAAAAACAACAACAAGTTAGACAGCGTATCTCTAGGTACTTCTTTGAAGACTTGTTCTTGATGTTATCTAACTCCGATAGAAGAGAGATTACAGCTCGCGAGATCGAAGAGAGACATGAGGAGAAGTTGTTAGCATTGGGACCAGTGCTTGAGCAATTGAATCAAGATCTGTTAGATCCATTGGTTCAGATTACATTTGCAATTATGAACAAAAGAAAGATGTTGCCACCAGCTCCACCGGAGTTACAAGGTCAGGACCTACAGATCGAGTATGTGTCGGTAATGGCTCAGGCTCAAAAGCTTGTTGGACTTGGAAGCTTAGAGCGATTTGGTACGATTGTGGCCAATGCTGCTCAGGTTAATCCATCTATAACTGATAAAGTTGATGGAGATCAGTACATTGATGAAGCTGCAAACATATTAAGTATCCCATCAAGGGTTGTTAAGTCTGACGAGGTAGTTGCTGGGATTAGAGCGCAGAGACAACAACAAGCTCAAGCTCAAGCTCAAGCTGAACAGATGAAGATGAATGCATCAGCAGCTAAGGACTTAGCACAAACTACTCCTAATGATGGTAGTATTCTTAAACAGGTATTGGGGCAATAATGAGAAAGAACTTAAGTCCAGATGAGATTAAGCAATTAGATCAAGAGGGATTGAGATTTTTGCTTGAAAATCCGCATGGCAGACGTATCCTATGGAAAGTGATAAGTATGTGTGGTGTCTACAAAAGAAGTGCTGATAACTCTGGTAGTTGGACGTATTTCAATGAAGGCGCTAGAAGTGTTGGGCTTAATTTGATAGCTGAGATCTGCGAGGCAAATCCAGAAGGATACATAAAGCTACAACAAGATAATTTAAAGTAATGTTTTAGGAGTTAAATAAAATGGTAGATCAAATCATCGAAGACAAAGATAACAAACAAGTTGTAGATGACAATGCTGTTAAGGTTGAAGATAAATCCGCTGAGGAAGTTCTCTATCCAGACAAGGACGTTAAGGTAGAAGAAAAGCCAGATGCTAAGGTTGAAGATAAAGCCGAAATAGTTAAGGACGAAGTAGTTAAAGAAGATAAACCAGAAGCTCAGAAAGTTGATGATGAATTAAAACTCACTGTCAAAGAAGGCTCTGCTCTATCTGAAACTGACATTAGCGCGGTGAAAGAGTTTGCAAAAGCAAATAAGCTATCGCAGGAGTCAGCTCAGAAGATGTTAGACGAGCGAGAAGGTTTAGTATCTAAGGCTGTTGAATCCATAGTCACTAAACAAAACGCCGACCTCAAAGCTAAGACCGATGGCTGGCTAAGTGAGATTAAACAAATCAAATCATTTGATGAAGATTTGAAATTCAATCAACAAGTATTAACAGAATACTTTGATCCGGATTTTAAAAAGTTATTGAATGAAACTGGTTTAGGGAATCACCCTTCGCTTTTCAAAGGATTTGCAAAGCTAGGTAAGGCGATGAATCCACAAAAGTTTGTGAAAGCTCCGCGAGATGCGTCAGCTCCCAAGCTTGAAGACTGGGAAGTATTCTATGGCCCAGACAAAAAATCTAGCTAACATGGTGTGAGTTAGATTTAAAATTTAATAATATTTTTCTTGCTCCATAACTAGGAGCCGAAAGGTGCAAAATGGCTACTTTAGGTACAAAGAATAATCTTTTGGACGTTGCTAAGAGATTAGATCCAGATGGTAAGATCGCAAAGATCGTTGAGCTTTTAGCTCAAACAAACGAAATTTTAATGGACATTCCGTTCAAGGAAGCGAATGAGATGACCTCTCATGTGACTACTGTGCGAACTGGTTTGCCATCAGTTTACTGGCGTAATATCAATCAAGGCGTACAACCTTCTAAATCTACAACTGCTCAGGTAAAAGAGGGCATTGGTATGTTAGAGGCTTGGTCTGAGTGCGATATCAAGCTTGCTCAGTTGTCTGGTAACGAGAAAGCATATCGTTTATCAGAAGCTCAAGCGTTCCTTGAGGCTATGAATCAAGAAGCTGCTCAAACTATCTTCTACGGAAATGCTGCTACAGCTACCGAAGAATTCAATGGTTTAGCAATTCGTTATTCTAGCTTATCAGCTAATAACGCTCAAAACATTATCGACGCTGGTGGTACTGGTTCAGATAACTCATCTGTTTACTTAGTATGCTGGGGCGAGAACACTGTCCATGGTGTTTATCCGAAGGGTTCTAAGGCTGGTATCTCTCACGAGGACTTAGGCGCTCAGACCATCGAAAATGCTGGTGGTGTTACTGGTGCTCGTATGCGCGTGTATCAGGATAAGTTTAATTGGGATTTAGGTATTGCATTAAAGGACTGGCGCTATGTAGTTCGTATCTGTAATATTGATATCTCTAACTTGGTTGCTGGATCTGGTGCAGATTTGTCAAACCAACTTATCAAAGCAGTTCACAGAATCTTTAACAAGAATATGGGCCGATGTGTGTTTTACATGAATCGTACAGTGTTTGAATATCTTGATATTCAGCGCCGCGATGATGTGACTGCTGGTGGTCAATTATCTTATGACTTGGTAGATGGTAAAGCAGTTTATGACTTTCGCGGTATCCCTGTGAAGATCGTAGATGCGTTACTTGAAACCGAAGCGCGTGTAACTTAATAACAATTTAATAAGGAAAGAGGATTAAAATGATTTTAGATGCAGACTTACAATTTTCAGATGCTCAGGTAGTTACGGCTACCGCAGCGTCTACAAATTTAATTGATATGGGTTCTATTCGTGATGTGGCTGTTGGTAAGCCGATGTATGTTATTATCAGTGTTACAACTGCTTTAACAAATACCGGCACTGTCACCATTACTGTTGAGTCAGACGATAACTCTGGTTTCTCGTCAGCAACAACTCAGCAAACTATTGGTGTGTTGCAAACATCTGCAGCTGGTACGCAGTTGATTGCTCCATTGTATCCAGCAGACAACAATGAGCGATATATGCGCTTAAAGTACACTGTTTCTGGCACTGTATCTACTGGTAACGTAGATGCGTTCTTGTCGGATTCTTACGAGTATGTACCTCACTACGCTGATGCAGTAGTTATTTCTTAATAATGATGCGCCGATGGCTTAGGTTGTCGGCGCATTTTAACAACAAATGGAGTTAAAATGTTAGTTAAGGCGCTTAGAATGGGTTATTACAATGAGAAGAGGCAACCTGCTGATTCTATATTCAAGTTGGTTGACAAGAAAGTATTTAAACTAGTTGAAGAAAAAAACAAGAAAACTGGTAAGCTTGAAAAAGTAAAGAAGTTTGAAGTATTAAAAGCATCAGCTCAGTTCTCTGAAAAGTGGATGGAAGCAGTTGATGAATCAGATGTTAAAAAAGAAGTTGTTGAGAGAGCAGAAGCTTTTGCTGAATCTCAAGCAGCTATTCAAAATGCAGATGTAATCTAGCAAAGATAGGGGGTTGAATGTCATTCAATACAGAAGTTGGAAATTTAGCCCTCGGTCATATTGGCGTTAATTACGAAGTAGCTGATTTAGATACTGAGCAATCAAGAGAAGCTAAAGCTATTAGACGTTATTATGATACTTGTCTTGCTAGTGTGTTGAGAGACTTCCCTTGGGGGTTCTCTACGAAAGTTGCTGATCTGTTGTTGATCGAAGAAGATCCAAACACAGACTGGCTATTTTCGTATAGATATCCTTCTGATTGTTTGCTTGCTAGAAAGATATTAAGTGGCGTTAATATCACGACAAAGAATGATACGATTGATTTCAAGTTATCGCGAGATGTTGGTGGTCGTTTGATAATGACCAATCAAGAAGATGCGGTACTTGAATACACGATGTTAAATACTACGTTCAGCCAAATGCCAGCAGATTTCAAGCTTGCGTTTAGTTATGCTCTTGCTGTGCTGATAGCTCCTTCGTTAACATCAGGAGATCCGTTTAAAATTAGAAAAGATTGTCAAGCTATGTACGAATCTGAAATGTCAAAGGCTAAGGCTAACTCTGCAAATGAGGAAACTATAGGCCCATTGTATGATTCGGAATTTGAAAGAAGTAGGGTGTAATATGGTAGATATGAAATTATCAGAGATGGATAAAAAAGAAGAGATGCAGGATTCTGTACTCGAGCAGCCTAATTATCCTTACGGATTACGTTTATACATTGATTCTGAAACATACAAAAAACTTGGACTTAAAGACTGTCAGATAGGCGAGAAGCTACTTATCTCAGGTGTTGGTATGGTTATGTCCGTATCAGCAGAAGAGATGAAGGGTGACGTTAAAGAAGTATCTGTAAGCGTTCAGATTGTTGATCTAAGTATGGAAAAAGAAAAGTCTGCAAGGTCTAGCGAGTCTGTAATATACGGAGACTAAATGAGCACTGTTTCGCAAAGAGCTTTCTCATCTGGTGAATTAGACCCGGCCTTACATGGTAGGACTGATTTCAATAAATACTATACTGGTTTAAAACTACTCAATAACTTTGTCGTTAAGAAACAAGGTGGTATTGAGAATAGAGCCGGTACTAGATTCGTTGACTACGCTCCTGTAGATGGTGCTGCTAGGGTTATCCCATTCGATGCTGGCTCAGGCGCTAGATATATGTTGGTGTTTGCTGAGAACGCTATTCTTGTTATAAAAGATGGCGCATACCTAACGAGCAACACTCAATATGTGACTGATATAACTGTTGATTCATCAAGTCCATATAATATGTTAGTTACATATTCTGGGGCTGATTCGTATGTGGCTGGTGATTATGTTCAATTCAATGACTTCCCTGATGCCGATGATGAAATTGGAAATAAAATAAATGGACTATATGGCAGAGTTGTATCAGTTGATACTGCTTTAAATATACTTGAGATAGAGAACTTAGCAGCAGATACGTTTGCTGTTTATGCATTCTTAGCTGGTGGAACTGTTAGTAAGATAGTTTCAATAGCTACAACATACTTAGAATCTGAATTGTTTGATATTCAATATGCTCAGTCTGTTGATGTGATGACGCTGGTTCACCCAAGTCACCCGATCAAGGAACTGTCAAGACTATCAGATACTTCGTGGACCATAGCTACGGCTGATTTGAGTGGAGATACTAATGCTGAGATAGCATCTTCAACAGCATCGCAAGTTGGAGTTGCCGGAGTTGTTGGATATTCCTATGGGATAACCACAGTTGATAGTAATGGTAGAGAATCTATATTGATTGCTGCTGGCGAGTGCAGCGTTGCAACAGGTAATGCTACACTTAGTTCATCAAATTGGAATAAGGTTGAGTGGACTTCTACAGGTAGCCCTATTTATTATAACGTTTATAGGAAAGACTCATCTCAGTCTCAATATGGGTTTATAGGCTCATCTAATACTTTAATATTCTCAGATATTGGGTACACTCCTGATTTCTCAGTTAGGCCGCCAGTATCATTTACTGAACTTGGATCTTCTGATAACTATCCTTCATGTGTATCTTATGCTCAACAAAGACGTTTCTTTGCAAATACAAACTCTGAGAAAGAAACTGTCTGGGGATCAAAGACAGGTGACTATTCTGGTTTTATGACTGGTGGGGCTGACGACAACGAATCTATTAAATTCAGAGCTGCTAATAAGAAATTTAATCCAGTTAAGCACATACTTGATCTATCTATTATGGTTCTAATGACTGAGAATGGTGAATTGGCAGTTAATCCAGACGGATCTCCAATACTACCAACAAACATAAATATTAAGACTCAAACATATAATGGGTCTAGCGGTGTTTCGCCTATAGTTATTAATGACAATGCTTTGTATGTAGATTCAAGCGGATCGACTGTTAGAGACTTGTTGTTTGATTATCAGGTTGATGGGTTCTCTGGCAATGATATCAGTTTATTCGCAAAGCATTTATTTGATGGATATACTATAGTAGATTGGTGTTATCAAAAAAGTCCTGATTCAATTGTATGGTTAGTTAGATCTGATGGACTTGTATTGTCGTTAACGTATCTAAGAGAGCAGCAAGTTATAGCATGGGCAAGACACAACTTCTCTGGGAATATAAACTCATATTATAATGGATTAAGCTTCGAACTAAGTGCAGTAGAATCTTGTGCATCTGTTAGAAATGATGATAATGGAGAAGATGAGGTATACTTCGTAGTTAAAAGAAGTAATCCAATTGAAGCGTCTACTGCCGGTACTCAAAGATGGAGATATATAGAACGCCTATCATCTAGAACTTTTCAAGAGATAAAAAATGTTGATTATAGTTTGGCTGGATCAAATGGAAGAACTCAGAAACATGGAGTTGTTGATTTATTGATGGTTGATGCTGGACTTACTTATGACGGAAGAAATACAGATTTATCAGTGACAGTTACAACTACTGACAATGGAAATGGCACTTTTAACATTGAGATATCAGATGCTTCATTTGTATCTAGTCTTGTTGGTAAGCAGATCCATATAGGACCAAATGGATATACCGATACTGTTGTTAAATTCTTGATAACTGATTTCATTGATACAAGTAACATAACGTGCTCAGTTGTTAACAAACCTATTGATTACGCTGAGACAGTAACTGCAACATCAGACTTTGGAATAGCTGTTAATAAGGTTTATGGGGTTAGACATCTAACGAATCAAGCAGGTGGGAATCCAACTGTTATTGCTGATGGATTCGTTGTCTATTCTTACTTTAGAGACTCTGGATCATCTAATCCAACTGATTTTGATGTAGATACAGGCTCTATTACTCTTCAAGATTTCTATTGTGTTATCCATGTCGGACTTGGATATATGTCAGAGATGCAGACACTCAATATAGATACATCACAAGGAGAGACTTTAATTGACAAGAAAATAAATATTCAAAAGGTAACTTTGCTTCTTAATAAAACAAGAGGTCTTAGTGCTGGTAGAGATAATGATGATGATGAACTAGTTCTAATTAGGCCAAGAGACGCAACGGCTAGTGAATCTTATAACTCTCCATCTCCTTTGATAAATGGTGCTGCTGATGTAGTTATTGAATCATCATGGAACTCGACAGGTTCAGTTTATGTTCGACAAGATTATCCATTACCAGCTAACATATTAAGTATACACGTATCTGGTTATATACCGACGAGAGGTTAATAAATGGCAGCAGCGGCAGTATTAGCAGGACTTAGTTTAGCAGGGGCCTATCAGGATTCTGTAGCTCTGTCTCAACAGGCTGCTAATGAAAAGTTAAAAGCTCTATCAGATGCAGAAGTGTTGAAAGTAAATTCAGATTTAAAATTACAATCTGGACAAGAAGAATATAATGCTTTCTTAAAGAAGTCTAAAAAGATGCTTGGCGGTCAATTGGCTGCTCAGGCTAGCGGTGGTGTTGATGTTAGTTATGGAACTCCAGCTAGTGTTCGTGCTAACGCTGAATTTGATATACAATTAGACGCGAATCGAATTAAGAACAATGCGACACTTGAGGCTTTTGGACTTAGAAACAAAGCGGCTCAATCTATAATGCAAGGAGAGTCAAACGCTCAAGCATTGAGAAACAGAGCAGGTGCTACTCTACTTGGCGGTGTATTGACTGCCGGTGCTTATGGATTTCAAGGCATGGGTAAAATTACTGTACCAGTTTCAGAGGAAACTGGGTCTGGATATGGATCAAGAAGATCCGGTAAATATTATGATACGAGTGGGGAATAAATGAAGGTTCCAATTTACGAATCAAATCAAGTTAAATCATCTGACTCGGTTGGTATAGGTTCTAGCGTTAGCACAAGTGTTGAAAACTATGGTGGCGGAGCTGCTAACAAAACAGAAGTTATATCAAAGGCTGCTGGAGTTATTAACAACATATATCAAGAACAAAAAAGAAAAGCCGACGAAATAAATGTAACAGATGCTCAAGCAAAACTCACTGAATTCTCAAATAGAATGATGTCATCTAAAGATGGAGCTTTAAGTAAAAAAGGTAAAAACTCGTTTGATTTGCTTGATACGTTCCCAGAAGATTATAAAAAGGGACTATCTGATATTGAAAAGAATCTAACAAACGATGAGCAAAAGTTCATGTTTAGTAAGTATGCAAATCAGCAGAAGCTTAGTATGGAGAAACAGCTTCAAGAGCACGTTGCTCAAGAGACTATTAGATACGATAATGAGGCTACTAAGTCATTCATTGATAACAAGAACAATGAGATATCTGAGATGGCTCTTAGGGATTTGCAGGGTGTTGATAATGGTATTGCTGAAATTCAAAAGAAGTTAGAAGAACACGCCGATAGAAACGGATTCGATGATGAAACTAAGAAAAATCTGATAGACAAGGCTGTATCTAATTCATACGAAAATGCCATATCTCAGATGATATCTAACGATAAAGAAGAAGTTGCAAAAGAATACTTTAAATTCCAAAAAGACAAGATCAAAGATGCTAATGCGCTAGAGCGTATTCAGAAGATGGTTGATGATGGGTCTAATCGTAAGATGGCTCAAGTTGCTGTTGATGGATATATGGGTAAGGGGTTGTCTGAGTCTGCTGCATACAAAGAAGCTGCAAAGATTGATGATGCCAAGCTTAGAGAGCAAACCGAGAATCGCATTAACTTATCTTATTCTCGAAGAGATGCGGCCATTAGAGATGGCAAAGAGAAGCAATTTGAATACTACTTAAATGCTGCATACAAGACTGGTGAGCCTACTAAGGTTAAGGGTTGGGATAACTTAGATGAGATTACTAAAAAGAAAATACTTATTGCAGCAACGAACAGATCAATGGGTGATGAGACTATTACAAAGCCAGATGTTTATAAGAAGCTTAAGTCACTAGCTATAAACCCAGAGACTAGAAACGATTTCAATAAAACAATATTGCTTGATTATGTAAATGATCTTAGTCCTGCTGACTACACACAGTTAAAGAGCTGGCAGACTCAAGCGCGAAAAGGAAATCAAGAAGATCTTGATGGAGTATTAACTGAAACTCAGGCTATTAAGAACTCAATATCTGCTGCGGGCTTAACGAAAAAAGAGGCCGACAGGTATGAGAACAAGATCAACTTGTTAGTATCTAATCATCAAAAAGCTCTTGGGCGAAAATTAACATCTACTGAGATATCTAAGTTGTCTGATGAGTTCTTATCTGAAAGCATAGTTATTAATGCATTATCTAACCAGAGACCGATTGACTTGACGCCAGAGGAAGTTAAAAATATTAACTATGAGCAGATTCCTAAAACAGATGTAACTCGTATTGAAACGAAGTTAAAATCTCGCGGATTGCCGGTAACAGATCAAAGAGTTAGAGAGTTGTATCAGTTAGAGTTAAACAAATCGCTAGGGTTCTAGTGTAAAATCGGGAGATATAAGTGGCTGATTTCTTAGATGAGGTTCTTGATTCGGAACTAGATAATCAAGCTGAAAAATTTAATCAATCAATGTTTACAGCAAATCAATCAAATCCAGACCAATATGCTAAGGTCTTGGAGCTTGCTAAAAAACGTAATCTAAATCCTCAATTCGTAGAGAATAACTATAATGCTTTGGCTCCGTTAAATGAGGACTATTCTGGTTATCACGATTTGCAATCTCGAGCTCCAATATCGGCTGAATGGTTATCAAATCCAGAGAACGCTAAAGTTGCTAAAGATGATATTGCTAATCTGGCTGGATTAGAGTCCGTTGTATATGGTTCGACTAGATGGGGTGATGTATATAATTTGATTGTTGGTGGAACAATTCAAATGGCTGAAAACTTGGCTAAATCACCTGCCTTGATCTTTAATGATTCTGGAATATTTGGTGATGACTATTATAAACCTAGCGATTATCAGCCAAAATCAAAGCAAGCTTACGAACAATTATATAAAAATCCTGTAACTAATTATTTATCAAAAGCTGCCGAGCCTTACGATGTTAAAAGAGATCGAACTGATATATGGAAGAACGCCGCAAATGGTAACTTGTGGCCGTTAGCTTATGGATCAATACATACAGCTCCAAATTTACTATTGTTATTGGTTCCGGAAATTGGACTACCTGTGCTCGGTATGGGCGCTGCCGCAGAAAAGAACGCGCAGCTATTACAAAAAGGTGTTAAGCCAGAAACAGCAGCTATGAGTGCTGCTGCAACTGGTGCATTTGAAGTTTTAACAGAACAGTTGGGCGGTATTGCTGAGGGTGGTAAGTCGTTTAAAGCACTTATCAAAGAAGGCGTTGCAGAGATGGGTGAGGCTGGTTTTAAAGCCACATTCACCAAAGCCATGAAAAACATTTTAAAAACTGGCAAAGAAGAATTTGGCGAAGAATATTTAAATGAATGGGCAAGTGGTATTGTCGACTGGGGTTTGGGTGTTAGTGATTTAACTCCAGATCAGTTGTCAATGAACGCTATTGAGTCAGGTCTAGTTGGATTTGCGTCTGGTGTTGGCTTGTCTGCTGGTGGCCATGCTATTGCTCGTGGTATTGATATAGTTGCACACAATGAAGACCTAAAGAGTCGTATGCAAACAGCGTATGGCGCTGATCTGTGGACTAATATAGGTGGTTATTTAGACCAAGGAAAACTAAACAAAAGATCTGCTGATAAGAGTAAAGACTTCCTTGATAAAACATTAAATGGATCTGGTGCTGAAAACTCTTATATCCCAACATCAGACTTTGATGAGTATTATCAGTCTAAAAAGATAGATCCAGTTGATGCGGCTAAGTCGTTAGGCATCTCAAGAGAGTATGAGCAGGCTAAAGAAACTGGCACAGATATTAAATTAAACTCTGCAAATCTGATGGTAGAGACTAAGAAATCGGGTGACTACGATGCTATTAGAGATATATCGCGTATGTCAGAAGATGGCTTATCTGTTAAAGAGTTGAAAGCTCAGCAAGAGCAGCAAGCCAAAGAACAAAAAGAACTTAAGAAATTTGTTGATGAGCAGTTAAAACTAAACGAAAAGTCTGGTGATGCAGTTATCGAAGATGTTGTAAAGCAACTAGTTGATACTGGTATGCCAAAGCGTCAAGCGAGAGAGCAAGCTATCATATATAGATTCTTCCAAGTTCAAGCCGAGAAAGTTGGAACTACAGCAGAAGAATTATACAAGCGATATGGAATGAAGGTTATTAAACCAAAACCTAATATTGGTGGTATTGTTCAGAATATACCAGAAGATTTAATGGCTCAGCCTGTTTTAACTCGTAATGAGTTTGGTGAGTATGACTATCGAGACGAAGATTTAAAGACAATGCTTGCTGGCCTTAAGCGAGGCGCTGCTCCTGTTGAGTCATATAATCCTATTACGAAAAAGAAATATAATACCGGAAGTACGTTCCCATCTTGGTTTAAGAATCAAGGCGAGAAGTCTCAGAAGGTTACAGAAGTATTAACAAAACAAATCAATGGCGAGAAGTTAACTAAAGTCGAAAAAGAAATACTCGCTAAAATGTATGAGAACTATCAGGATTCGTTGGGGCGTGGGGAGTTGTTTCAGAGTGGAAATAAGCCTGAAATGTTCTCACAACTAATTAAAACAGTTGAGTCAAAAATACCTAATAACGCGACACCTAGTCAGATACTTGCCACGCTGAAAGATTTAAAGCCAGAAGAAATTGAATGGTCCGGTATCAAATCATTCCTTGATAGAAAAGAAAAAGTTAATAAAGCTGAATTGGTTGAATACTTAAAAGCTAATCAGTTGAATGTTCAAGATGTTACTCTTGGATCAAAAGGAAAGCCAAAGAAGATAGATAAACAGCAAGCTATTGATTATATAAACGCTGGTTGGAATGTCTTTTATTACTATGAAGATGAGGGTGATTTTTCACAAAGAGCTATCACTATTGATGAAATCACAATAGCGCCAGACGATGCTATGTTTGGAGTCGGTGAAACTGAATACATAGATGATACTAAATATAGTAAATATACATTGCCATCAGGAGAGAACTATCGAGAGGTTTTGTTTACGTTGCCTGAGTCTAAGCCGCATAAGCCTAATTACGAAGTTAAGTACGATAGTAAGTCTGGATATTATCAGGTTAAAAATGGAGATGTTGTTGTTGGTTCGTTTACAAGCTCAACTGCTGCAAATGCGGCTATTGAAGAATACGACAATCTATATGAAAAATACGGAACTGTTCGAGGAGATGAAACGGCTAAGCAGTCATATAGATCATCTCACTTCTCTCAACCAAACATTCTTGCCCACACTCGCCTAACCGATAGAACAGATACCGATGGGAAAAAAGTTTTATTTGTTGAGGAGATTCAGTCTGATTGGCATCAGGCTGGTAGGAAGAAAGGGTATAAATTAAACCCTAAGCGAGAGGCTGAATTAAAAGCCAAAATCAAAGAAATTGAAGCAATAGGGAAAGAAGCGACGCCAGAGCAAAAAGATGAATGGGTTGCGGCCATGAATGAGCTGCAACCACAAAAAGCCACGTCTTCAGTTCCAAATGCCCCTTTCAAAAAAACATGGCATGAGTTTGCTTTTAAGAAAATCTTAATGATGGCCGTTGATGGTGGTTACGACAAGGTTGCATGGACTACTGGAGAGCAACAGGCTGAGAGATTTGATTTGAGTAAGCAGATCGGAGCCATAGAGGCGACTAAAAATAAAGACGCAACTTATGATGTGTCTGCGTTTAAAGATGACGCAGCTCTTGGCCGAAACAGAAATCCTTTAATAGAAAAAAAATCAGTAACAGCAGAAGAATTATCAGATTTAATCGGAAAAGATTTAGCTGAAAAGATAACTAAAGATGTTGGATATTATGAAACTAAAAAATACTCTGGACTAGATCTCAAAGTCGGCGGCGAGGGCATGAAAGGATTTTATGATAAAATCCTAGTTGATTATGCGAATAAGGTGGGTAAGAAGTTTGGGGCTAAGGCTAAAGATATTTATCTACAAAACGACAATCAGCTACTTGCAAACGATAACGCTGCTTCGGCGGCGGCTATTGGAGCAGCCCCGGTTCATGCGCTAGAAGTAACTTCCGATATGGCAAAGTCTATAGCAGAATCAGGTCTTCCATTATTCCAAAACAACCAAGGCTCATACAACCGACAAACAAGAGTTATCTCTTTGTTTAAGTCTTCCGATAGATCGACATTCTTGCATGAATCAGCCCACTTCTTTTTTGATGTGCTAGCTGATTTATCTAAAACTAGCCCAAAAGTTAAAACAGATTTTGATAAGATCTTATCTTGGGTTGGTGCTGAAAATGCTGAATCAGTTACAAGAGAGCAGCATGAGAAGTTTTCGCGTGGATTTGAGGCTTATCTGCTAGAGGGTAAAGCTCCAACAAGATTATTACAAAAAGCTTTTAATACATTTAAGGTTTGGTTAACTGGTATATATAGAAACTACGCAGGACTTGAGCGACAGGCTGGACAATCTCTTGGTCTAACCGATGAGATTCGTCAAGTTATGGACAGAATGTTAGCCACAGAAGAAGAAATAAATGCAGCAGAAGAAGTTGCAGCATTTAAGCCTTTAATGCTTGATGAGACTAAGGATAAACTTGAAGATGCTAGAATTTCCGCAGAAGCTCGTTTAAATCGAAAGTTGTTAGAATCAGCTGAGCGCAAGAAAAACTCTGATTACAAAACCGAAACAGCAAGAGCACAGCTTCAAAAGCTACCGATATACAATGCTATATCAGTATTAAGAACAGGCTCAACAATAGCTGGTCAAGTTGTTGGAAATGTTAAGATCAATGCTGATACCATCAAAGAAAAATACGGCGAGGATATGCTAAAATCTATGCCGCGCGGAACAGTCGCACCGGCATCGAATGAGTACGCTTTACCTGTCGATGTAGTGGCCGAGATGATGGGCTACGCTGATGCTGATGTGTTCTTATCAGAGATAACAACTGTTGAGCCATTAGATCAAGCAGCTCGCAAGCAAGCTAATCAAATTATTAAACGAGAATACCCAGACTTGCTAGAGTCTGCTGAGATCAAGCAAGAAGCTATGTCGGCATTACATAACGAGAAACGTGGAACATTACTTAAATATGAATATGAGCACTTGTTTAACAAAGCTCGCGGAGAGTTCAATACTCTTGCTCGTCGAATGATATCTCGTATGCCTATTGAGATGGTTGTTAAAGAGCAGGCCGCTAGATACGTTGATAAGCTTAAAGCGTCTGAGCTTAAGCCTTATCTGTACTTAAGAGCTGAGAGACAACACTCAAGAGATGCCGCAAGGTTATTTACTGCCGGTGATTTCAAGGGTGCTTTAGAGTCAAAGCGTAAGGAATATTTAAACTTTGAAATATACCGAGAAGTGACTAAAGCAAAAGAGAATGTTGATAAATTCTCTAAATGGTCTAAGCGCGTATTTGAAAAGAAAGAAGATCTTGCAAAGAAGCGCGATATAGATTTAGTCAATGCCGCAAGACTTGTATTAAGTAAGTATGGCATTGGCCCACAAATAGCCGAGCAAATCGAATTAGATCTGAACAATTTAAAAGAATACAACGAATCATCTTATAACAATATATCTTCAATGATTGCAGATGTTTTAACAAGAGCTACTCCAAATGTTGATGATACGATGTACGACAATTTCAAATCAATGGCTGATACTGTTAAAATTCTTTGGGATATGTCTAAGGATAATAAAACAGCAGAGCTTGATGGTAAGCGTGAACTTGTTGAAGATATTGTAAAACAAATATCTGATGTGGTTATAACTTTAACAACTGATAAGAAATCAAAGAAACAGTACGATGAGGCATCTAGTAAATTTGATGAATTTAAAACTGATGCTTTAGATTACTTTGCATCTCGAACAAGAATAAATCAATGGGCCAACACTATGGACCTTGGTGTTCGCGGAGTGTTTAGAAAACTATTTGTTGAGAAAACAGAAGACGCGAGTGCCAAGTTTAGACTTGAGCATAGAGATGTTGTTGCTAAGCTTGAGGCTATATTTAAGAAATATGAGGATATATTCACACTTGATAAAATAGTATTCTCAGGAATTGCAAACGTTGATACCAATCAAGAGTTTAGATTCCAAGATAAGACAGAACTTCTTATGATGCTTTTAAACATTGGTAACGAAAGCAATAAGTTCAAGCTTCTTGCTGGTTACAAATGGGGTGGCTTAAATGAACAAGGTGTTTTAGATGATGCCAAGTTTGATGAGGCCGTTGAGGGGCTTATTAGCAAAGGCATTTTAACTGTTAAAGACTTTCAATTCTTAACTGATATCTGGGCGCTCAATGAATCACTCAAGCCAGCAGCTCAGAAAGCCCATAAATATACTCAAGGTTTTTACTTTGATGAGATTACTGCAAAGCCATTTACTAACTCATTAGGTACATGGGCCGGTGGTTATGTTCCTGCTAGGTATGACAAGGGTAAGAATGTTGATGCCAAGGCTAGAGAGGAACGTAGACAGATTGAGGAGTCAGATATTACTCGTCAATTCCCGATGCCTAACAAGGGATTCTCAAAGAAGCGCGTTAGCAACTATGCAGCTCCGTTAGATCTCGATATTACCAATCTGCAATCTCATTTAGTCGATGTGCTTAAATTCTCTAATTTTGAGCCTGCCGTTGCGGATATTCGCAAGGTTGTGCTTAATAAGAAATTCAGCGCGATTATGAACGATTTTAACAGTGGGCTTATTAGTCGTGTTATTATTCCAAATCTTCAAACTATATCGACACAGAGAACGACTAAGTATGATAACCATACTTTTAAAATGCTTAATAGTTTTGCTTCGTATTTAAGAGGTACGTCTAGCATGATGGTTATGGCTAACAACGTGACTAACTTCTTTCAAGATCATTTCTCGGCTATGGCTGCATTAACTAAAGTAAAGTCAAAACATTTAGGGTCTGCACTTGTAAGTTATCTTACAGACCATAATAAATCTATTGATCTGATAAGATCTGAGCCGTTCATGGCTTCTATCAATGACGATAATACTAGAGACCTGATTCATTCAATCAATCAAATAGCAGGAGATTCGAACTACTTTAAAGACTTTAGACACTTTACGCAGAAGCAAGGTGCGTTCTTGCAAGAGTTCTCATCTGCATATATCAAGAACATAGTGTGGCTTGGGTCTTATAATCAAAGCATATCAAGTGGTATGGACGATGCCAGCGCAAGGCGCGAGGCCAATCTAACAGTTAAGATAACCCAGCATACTCAGTTGCCAGAAGTGGTTTCAAGCTCCGAAACTGGTACGCCTCTTTATATGTTAATGAATCAGTTTGCTGGATTCTTTAATAACATTTATAACCTAAACGAGTCTGAATATACTATCGCTTATCGCAAGATGGGCCTTAAAAAAGCCTTACCTAGAATGATGTATGTGTATGGTATGAGCGTAATGGCTGTTGCTATATCTGGACAACTAATAGCCAACCTTATGCGTGGAGATGGTTTTGACGATGATGGAGATGGGGACACAGATATCAATGATATATTGTCGTTGTTCTTCACATCTCAGTTTAAGTTCTTAACTGCATCATTCCCTATTGTTGGTCCAACTGTTAATACAATAGCAAACAGATATAACCATAAGTTCTATGATGATAAGTTGCAGGTAATGCCATCAATGGCGGTTCTTGAAAGTGCTGCTGGTGCTGCTTATTCTTTAACTCCTTTTATTGATAGAGAATTTAAGAAAAAAGACATCAAAGACGTACTAAATCTATTGGGTCTTATGACTGGTTTACCAACTACAATGTTGTCAAAACCAGCAGGGTATTTGTTTGATGTTAACTCTGGCAAAGCTAATCCATCTGGTCCTATTGATTTCACTAGAGGGTTGCTTTCTGGGCAGTCTGGTACAAAATAAAAACATGGGGGATTTATGCTAGATTTAGATTTATCCAAGAATTATTATGAGGGTTCTGATGATACATTATCATACTCTTATGATTTTAAAGTATTTCAATCTTCTCATTTGCGAGTTGTTGTTAGAGTTATCGCGACTGGTGCTGAATCTATTTTAACATTAGATACTGACTACTCTGTTACTGGCGCTGGAGCAACTAGCGGAACTATCGAATTGATAGACGCTAATCAGGCGTGGATTACATCTGGTGGGTTTCTTTCAAGTAGTTATGCCCTTGTTATAATGCGCGTACTTCCTATCGAGCAAAGCACTTCTATAAAGGGACAAGGTTCTTATTATCCAGAATTGCATGAGAATCAATTTGATAAGCAAGTTATGATAGATCAACAATTGCATGAAGAGATAAACCGATCTGTCAAATTAGCAGAATCAGCAGATACCGCATCTATTAACATGACCATACCAGCAAGTTACATTGGATCAAACAAGCCAGTCTTGATGCTTAATAGTAGCGGAGATGGGTTTGTTGATCCGCCAGTTACTTACTCTGAGCTGGCTGCTGCAATAACAACTGCTGGCGGTACTTACACAGCTTCTAGGGCCTTAGTCTCTAGCGGTGCTGGTGTTGCTACAGCTTCGGGAGTTACATCTACAGAGCTTGGATATGTATCAGGTGTGACAAGTGCGATTCAAACCCAACTAGCAGCAAAGCAATTAAGATCTGTTCTAACTACAAAGGGAGATCTATATGTTGCAACTGCTTCTGATACAGTAGCAAGACAAGCTGTAGGAACAGATGGATATGCATTGGTTGCTGATTCAGCACAGACTAATGGAATTAAATATGCTAATATTGGAGTTGTTAAAACAATAACGACTGTAACATCTGGGATTAAAACACCGGGTGGTACTAATAGATATCACACATTAACAACAAACTCTCTAACACTAACTGCTGGCACATATGAATTATCTGGGTACGCAACATTCTTAAACTCTGGCACTACTCCAACATATACTGATGCTGGCGTTGGATTCTATGGGGCGAATGGTGCTGATAGTTCTAGTGTTCCTGCTGCCTTATCAACTGTTGTAACTGTTGAATCTGGATATCCTGTTAGTAATGGTTCATATCTTAATACGACTGCAACATTCGATGCTCTAAGTATGCCGACATTACCAGTATTAGTAACAGTCGCATCTAGTGCTACTGTTTATATAGTAACGTACTCGAATCAAACTACGTCAGCAAACGCTAGAATTACGGCATCAATGACTGCGCGGAGACTTTACTAATGGGATTAGTTCAATGGCTTAAAGAGAACTTCGAGATCATTGGCGCATCAATGGTTGGTATATTTGGAGCTGGCGGAATAGTTATCACTCAGCAAGAACATACCAAGAAAATAGAAAAGCTTGAAGATTGCCATGTTGAAGTGAAAGAAAACTTAAGCGAAATTAAGGGTGATATTAAAACTCTATTAGAAAGAACAAAGCATTTATGAAGTATTTATTTGCCATATTAGTTCTTGGCGGATATGTGGCGGAGAAGCCAACAAAGCAAACTGTAACTGTGTGTGATGCTAATGGGTGCTACGAGGTAGTAGTTGTTGGTGCTCTGTGAAAAAAATATTTAGCTGCCGAAGATCAAGCCTTGGACTGATAGGAATGTTTCTATTGTTTAGTCTTGGATATGTTAAAGGCGCAGATGTTTCTTTGGCTATATCAGGGATAGTTTTATCTATTGCTGGTAGTAACGCATACGAGAAGAAAGGTAATCCAGTTGAGTAAATCATTACTGATATTCGAACTTATGAAGGGTTGCATATTTATGCTTATAGGTGCATTTTTATGCACTCATTATGCGCCAACTCCAAAACCAGAGGTTCAACAAGTATCTCAAGTGCAAACTAGTAAGTGTAAGGTTGTTACAACTAAGCGTCAAAATGGAGACGAGATTACTGAATTTCTTGCAGAGAACTCACAAAAGCAAGAGATTAAGGTCAATGAAAAAAACCATTCAATTGGTATCATACCGAAATACAATTTTAATAATAACTCTAGTGATGTTGCTGGCTTTTATTCTTATAAAGGCTTAGGCGTATATCTATCTAAGAGCGAAATCGGGTTAGTATTTTCTAAATCATTTTAAGGGGGATTTATGGCATTAGCTTTCTCAACAACTTTAAGGAATTCAAGACTTGATCAAATCACGTCAGCGGTTGGCGCTTCGGGATTCTTACGAATTTACGATGGCACAAGACCTGCCACTGGTGGCACAGCAACAACTTTGCTGGCAGAGTTAACGTGTAATGCTACCTTTGCTCCTGCTGCTTCTGGTGGTGTATTGACATTAAATGCAATCACTCAAGACTCGAGCGCAAATGCCACAGGTACCGCGACTTGGTTTAGGTTAGTAACATCTGGCGGTACGTTTGTTGTCGATGGTAACGTAGGGACATCGGGATCTGATCTAAACTTAAATACAACTTCGATTGTAACGGCTGCTGCGGTTTCAGTTACATCGTTTACAATAACAGAAGCAAACTCATAACAAGGGAGAATTAAATGGGTATTCAAACATTTCACGAAACATTAGTTCAAAGTGTTACAGATGGTCCAACATTAACGGCAGCAGCAAGAGCATCTTGCATACCAACTGCAAATAGAATTGTATTGCCGAATAACTACTTCTATGTTGGAAAGACTTTGAGATTTGCTTTATCTGGTAGAATAAGCTCAGCGATAACTACACCGGGTACTGCTAGATTTGATATATGTATGGGTTCCGCTGGTACTACCATTGTATTTGATTCGCTAGCAATATTGCTTGATACTGTTCCGACAACAACTACAGTTGCATGGTTTCTTGATGTTGAATTAGTTTGTCGTGCCGTTGGTGCAACAACTCTAACAACATTCTTCCCATCTAAAGCAACATGGACTTGTATAGATATTTTAGGTCAAGCTGCTACGCCGCCGAAAGGTGTTTTAACTGCCGTACTTCCTTGGAATACCGCTCCTGTCATTGGTGCTGGTATGGATAACACTGCGGCATCTGCTCTTGATGTTTTCTTTACTCAGACTGTTGCAACTGGTTCTTTAACTGTTCACAACTACAGAGTGGACGCTTTGAATTAAAGGCGGTTTTTGTGCCTATATTTAGCGGAGCAAAAGGGCGTATGGGCTTCATATCAATGCCATCTAATACAAATGGTAGCGTTCGCGGCGTTCGCGGCGTTCGCGGTGCAAATAGCGTGCGCGGTGAAAGTGGTCTAATGTATTTCAGATCGACTGTATTCTCAACTGCTCAACTCAATCTGTCTGGTGTAACTAAAGACTCAACGGGTGCAATACTAGGTAGCTGCGTTGTTGAGCTATATGTTACCAGTAGCGACAGAGTAGTTGGTAAAACAATATCTGATGCAACAACGGGAGCATATACTTTTTCTATAACATTCTCTGGGCCGTTCTACATAGTCGCATACAAAGCAGGATCTCCAGACTTGGCAGGTACTACAGTCAATACCCTAACAGGGTCTTAGTATGGTTGATGTTTACCTTTATCAAGGTGAATCAAACCCTAATGATATAAAGCTTCGTGACCCAACCACTATTGCTAGTGGCGGATCTGTAACTGGTACAGTTGCGGTAACTCTTGGCGCTGCAACATCATCTGCATCTGGTATAGAAACTATATCAGGAACGTCTAACCAGACTCTTTCAAATACTACATCAAGCGTAACTGCTTTAGAAATATTCACGGGCTCAGTATCTGTATCTCTTGTATCGGCTACATCTACGGCTTCGGCTTTAGAGACTTTCGCTGGCACTGTATCTGTGACACTAGGATCTGCTACATCTACGGCATCAGGGCTTGAGACGATAATAGGTACATCGAGTCAGTCTTTGTCTAATGCAACATCTAGTGTTGTTGCTGTTGAGACAATTACCGGAACTGTAGCATCTACGCTAAGTCCTGCAACTTCGAGCGTAGTCGCTGTTGAGACAATATCTGGTACTGCTTCAGTAACACTCGCTGCTGCTACGTCAGCGGCGTCTGGTATCGAGACCATAACTGGTACATCATCACAAACTTTGTCTAATGCGACTAGTTCAGTGGTGGCCATTGAAACGATATCGGGGTCTGTTTCTTCTTTATTATCGAATGCGACATCATCTGTAGTCGCATTAGAGACTATTACAGGTACACTATCTAAAACTCTTTCAAATGCAACTAGCTCATCGACTGGCATTGAAACAATAACTGGCACTGTAAACTTAACTTTACAGTCTGCAACTAGCTCCGTATCTGGATTAGAGACAATAACAGGAACAGTTAGTAAGTCATTACAGGACGCTACATCGTCAGCTAGTGGAACAGTAACATCATCTGCTGTTAGTGGGACTGTCGCAGTTACTTTGCAGAATGCTACATCATCAGCAAGCGGATTAGTTTCAATTAATGTTTCTGGTACTTCTGCCGTAGTTCTAGTTAATGCAATAAGCTCTGGTGCTGGATCAGTTACATCGGTAGGATCTGGCGCAATATCTTTTAGACGAAGATCTTCTCAACCAAGTTCAGACATTCAATACAGATGGATAAAACGGCGCAGACAGAGAAGATTCTACTAGTCTGCGCTATTATATCTAAACGATAATATTATTTTGCTTTTCGTAGGTCTTTATATCACTAAGTTTATATAATACTTTTCCAAAGTTCTTTACAAACTTTGGACCTTTGCTAACTGTCTCGACTCTCCAATTTGCAAGAGTTCCAACTGATACTCCCCATCTTGCAGATAACTGCTCAGGTGTTAATGTTTGATTTGATTGTGCCATTATTTTATCTCCTCTGTATCGTTTGTTTTTGGTAACGGAAACTCCTCTGGCTTAACTAATCCAAGATCAGTCCTAAGAGCTAGTAGTCCAGACTCAAGATCTTCCATCTTTAAATTCTCAATGAACGTCTTACCGCTACCGCCAAAGTGTTTAATAAGCAACTCTGTACGCTTCTTTGTAGCATCTGCGCTTCGGCCTTCCATATCTCCCAATGTGAGAGCTTCTTGAATTCCTTCAATCGCTATCTCTTTACGTTTCTTTCGATCTTCATATGACCAGTCTGGTCTGTCAAATATTTGAGTGGTGTCAGACTGTGTTGGAATGCCAGCGTGTTCGCCGCCAATGTTTAAGAAATCAAAGAACGATTTAAATGATGCAAATTTAGGGTTATCAATAGATTTTCCGTTAAGTGTATCGGTACGATCTTTAACTATCCATGCTCTATTGATAATGCCAGTAGGTTGCTCGATGCGCTCCATCTCAATTAGTAGGTCAGGTTCAAATCCAGTCTCTCCCTCTACTTTCATTTTAGTACCGGACTTAACCATCTCTTGCTTGCCAGTATCGTCATTTGTGTTTGTTTCGTATTCGTTACCAGCTCGGCCAAGCATTAGAATGTGGATAGGTGTATTGATATAAGCATCTGTATAGTCCTTCCATTGGCCCTTTAAGATGCCCCAATCCATCATTGTGAAATACTTACGGCCTTTAGTTTTAAGGTAGCTATCGCATAGATCGCGCCAAACGTGAGATATTGAGTCGATGATTACAACTTCGATACCTTCTGCTTGAACTTCTTTTAAGAACTGTAGCATATCCTTAAACGATTTACCTTTGTGCGTAAATAGCTCTACTCCTGCTTTATTTGCGAGAGGAATCATAAAGTCAGATCCCTTCTCAGTATCAAAGAAGGCTATCGCTTTCTTTTTTGATTTTGCTGCTAAGCCCAATGCTATCTCAAACGACGTTCTTGTTTTACCACTGCCGGCAAATCCAAAAATACCGATTTTTGCGTAAGCCGTTCCCATAACTGCTTTTTTTAATAATGACATTTCTTTCTCCCTTGTTGTTGTTATTGATTATTAGAGTGATCGCGCTTCATTACGCGGTCTTCATCTATTAGTCTATTTACTTCTTTATCTAAAGCTTCTGATTCTACTTCTGTAACGTCCAGCCAATCATCTACTGCTGGTGAATATACACTAACCAAAGTTACATTAAGATATTCAACTGATGGCACGTTTGCATATTCTCTTGTCTTCTGAATGGTGTACTCAATTTCTATGTCGTCGGTTTCTATTGTTGGCATTTATTAAGACCTTTCTTTTTTTTGTTGCATGAAGAAAAATTATAGTTAATGATCTGGGCTGTCAACAACTAAAATTATAATAAATGAGGCAGCGTGATAATACTTAGACCATATCAAGAGAAACTAATCTCAGACGTTAGGCTTGAATTGCAGCGCGGTAATCGTGGCGTACTTATGCAATCTGCTACCGGCTCGGGCAAGACCGCAACAACTGCTTATATGATATCAGAAGCATTTAAGCGTGGTAAGTCTGTATGGTTCATAGTTCATAGAGAAGAGCTAATAAAACAGTCTAGCCTTGCATTTGAAAAAATAAATCTTTCGCATGGAATAGTAGCCGCTGGTTGGCCTACTAACTATAAATCTAAAATACAAATATGCTCTATTATGACATTAAAGAACAGACTTCATATGCTATCAAGACCTGACATGATTGTATATGACGAATGTCAATACATGGGTGCTGATACGTGGGATTACATATTTGGCGAAAACCCAAACGCATATCACATTGGCCTTAGCGCAACGCCTTGGCGTTTAGATGGTAAAGGTTTTAGAAAATATTTTCAGTCAATGGTTAAAGGCCCTTCTGTTAAATGGCTTATAGATAATAAGTATTTATCTGACTATACGATATTTGCACCGACAAATTTTGATGCGTCTCAGTTTTCTATATCTAAGGGAGATTATGACTCTAAAGAAGTTAGCGAGTTCATGGAGAAACCAACAATAGTAGGAGATTGCTATGAGAAGTGGGCCAAGTACGCTTATGGGAAGAAAACAATAGCGTTTGCGCCAAGTGTTCAGTTCTCTAAGAACTTAGTCGAGTCGTTTCAATCTCGCGGAATATCAGCTAGACACTTAGATGGTAATACCGACTCATACGAGCGTGATAAAGCCATTAGAGAATATGCAAGTGGTGATGTAATGCTTCTGTCTAACTGTAACTTATTTGTTGAAGGGTTCGATGTTCCATCGGTTGAGGCTATGCTTAACTGCAAACCGACCAAATCACTAGCTCGTTATTTACAGGCAATAGGTAGAGTTCTTAGGCCATCAGAAGGAAAAGAAAAAGCAATTATCATAGATCAAGTTAATGCTTGCATGGAGCATGGATTTCCAAGAGACGAAATAGAATGGTCATTAGATGAGCGCGAAAAGAAACGCGCAAAGAAAGGAGATAAACCAGAATCACCAACCAAAGTCTGCGGAACTTGTCTGTGCGCGAATCATGCGGCGCATAGGTTCTGTGATAACTGTGGGGCAGCTTTTGAAATAAAAGAAAGATCTGGACCTGATCAAATAGATGGTGACTTGGAAGAAGTGAATGAGGCAGAATTTAAAAAACGTAGGAAATTAGAAGAAAAAAACGTCAAGTCATTGGAAGAAGCAATACAGCTTGGTGTACAGCGTGGCTATAAGAATCCGCGATGGTGGGCTGAAAACAAATATAGATATAAGAAATGGGGAGAGTCAAAGTGAAAGAAGTAATACCAATTTTCGAGGAAGTTGAGATAACACATTTTAATACAACAAGCTTGATATCAAAAGCAGAAGCGGCTTGCTTGTATATGATGTTAAACAATTATTATTCAGCCGATGTGTTATTTGAGGATTTAATTACAAAGCCATCAAATGATCCCGAGTATCAGACAATGCTTGCCCTGTTCGTGTTGCATGTTGAATCTTTTAAGGCAAAAGAGATGCAATCATTTCAGTATTTGCATCTGATAATCCGGTCACGCAAATATTGGTGGGCTTATCCTTTGCTTTACGTTTTAGATTGGAATATTAAGACAAGAGTTGAGGCTATGTTTTGCAGATCTAAATACTCAACTTTTATTGCTGTTGGAAGACAGACTCCATATGCTGATATAAAACTAAACCAAGACCTTTACCGCAAGATGTTAAATATTAGTGTTGCAAAGTGAATTGGAGTGAATTATCGTGAGTTCAAGTAAAAACAGAATCAAGGAAGATGCTGAGATCTCTCGACTTAGAAGACGTTGTGGATTGCCACCAATAAGAAAAGGTACAATCAGATGTCTATGTTGTGAGGTTAAATTTAAATCAAAAGATCTAGCAAGGGAGAAAACGTGCGAGAATTGCAGGAGAGAGAAATGAGTAAGCCAATGAGTGTATTAGTTATAGCCATCTGGCTAATATTCGTCTGCGTGTATTTTGGAACAGTTTTAATTTAATAAATAACAAAGGGAGAAGATAATGAAAAAATATGAATTAACAGAAGAACATCGAGCACAACTTAAACCTTGGGCTGATAAATGGATAGAAAATGGTCTACGAACTAGGTCTATGGACGATATAGATAAAAGTGAAATGGTAAAGGCTATAAATGGAATGTATGAGGCTGCTGGTAAAAAAGCACCGAGAGTAGTTTTTACACCAAGTCCTTTCGTTGCAAGATTCGCTACCGGATTTGCTGCCGCTATATGGTGGAAAAGAAAAAATCCAAAAAGCACTTTATCAACGGACGACGCAACGTACGCCGCAACGAGAGCCGCAACGATAGCCGCAACGGACGCCGCAACGAGAGCCGCAACGTACGACGCAACGAGAGCCGCAACGTACGACGCAACGAGAGCCGCAACGTACGCCGCAACGAGAGACGCAACGAACGCCGCAACGTACGACGCAACG